CAGGAAGTCTCTATTTAATAGAGATTAACAGGAATCTAACTCATTCTTAAAGAAGTGAGAAAGATCTCTGCCCCAAATCCAGGCCTTACGCCGTCGGAACTGGTAGATACCAGCTTCGAAGATGGAACCAAATGTAGGAACACGAGTGTTCCCACATAAGGCCCACCTTAACCTGCCAAGTTCGGACTGAACCCTTTTCTTTGGCTTGAAAACCATAAGTGAAGGGCGATGATCCAATCTTGGAGGAGAGACGAGACATAAGCCTTCACCAAAATGGCCACCATACAGGCTACGAGGAACGTAAAGAGCGAGACGATACCACAGATCTAAAAGATCCGGGTACGCAAACTCTCTACCGTCCTGAAGTAGCCAGTATCGGAGGTTGTTTAGGAAGACAATCAAGTCTTTCAGGTTATCGACTGGCCTGTCAACGTAGAAAGGAGTAACATCTTTACCCCCGACATAATGACCTCCGCAGCTTTCTCGGAAGTTGCCGGTTATGAAGGTTTTATCACCGTTAGGTGTAAAACCGACAAAGGAAAGAACGTCGCAAACCTCTCTAGCACATCCTGACGGAACGACGATATCGTCGCCGTAAACAAGGATGCGCCCGGATGTTCCAGTGAGATAGCAAGTGGCTTTCGCTAAAGCGTAAAAGACTAACGTCTCTAACGGGAAAGTGAAGGCGTTGCCCATCGAACTGAACATCTCGTTCTGATGCCAAAACTCATAACCCTCAAAGGGTATATAAGTACGGGCACACCGCAAAGACTCCAAATAGGAGAACCATGGAGCAGGTAAGAGCTGGAAAACCAGTTCAGTACAAAGGGTGTCACTAGCGCTACTCAAATCAATAGTAGCGTGCGAGCCCTTGATGCTCCCCTCTCGAGCCAGGTTACGATTACGAGATTGATCTGAAAGATCGATCCCTACCCGCAACAAAAGCTTAGTGAGGGCGGCTCCAGCAGCGTGCTGGAGGAACATATTGACGTCGGGCTCTTTACAAGCACAACGGTCAATGGTCGCTGACTTGGGTACGGTGAACAGTACATTCCCATCGATAGTCTCTACTTCAGGGTTCCAAACCTGAGCTGGAATATCGAGGTCCCAGAACGTTGGTAACGCTCTGGACGTACTGTGCAGTTTCCCGTCAAACTTGTCGCTTGGAAGCGATCCTTCTGCGCGCCCTCGCGAGGTACTGGCTCCTCCGCTAAAACGGAGGTGGTCAGACCAAGAGACTTGCACAGAGGGTGTCAGCGTCTGTTCGACAATCCTTTCAGCAGTTGAAATTAACTTCTGATAGGTGATCCCGGGTATAATTTGGTATTCGGGATCAACGTTAAGGAGTCGGACATTCGTAGCCTCATTATCCTTTTCACAGGCGAGCCACTTGTTGATAGCGCGATTGCGCCGAACCAGAGGTGGATCAGTTGTGAGAGAAGTGAATTTGCGGAACATCTCCTTTCGGAGGTAAATTCTGTCAAATTCCTCTCCCGGGGTCACTGTAAAGACAGTCCCCCGGATTTGGTCAGTGAGGTCAGACGGGAGGCGTAGCTGCGCTTGGCTTTGCCGGCGCGACTTCAACGCCTTTCGGGTGGTCTTCATAAGCTGAGCTCCGTGAAGGGGATCGAACTATGTACGATCCGATTACTCCGAGTTCTGCTACAATAAGTAACAGAAAGACCGCCACAATCAGAAGGATTGCGACGTTAGCGTGAAGTAGGCGCACTTACCAGGCTTCTTCGCACTCAACGATGGTTTTGTAGGCCATCGGCTGAGATTCCGCGAGGAAGTTCCGGATGAGAGCCAAGCAGTCCTTCCGTTCCTGCAGGGTCGAACCTGCATCGAACGAGAAGGACAAATCACACGCAGACTCACGAACAACAACAGGGCGAGAAACCCCGTTGATCGTTTCCGTCTGGACAACCGGCCAGCGACCGCGAATGCGGGCACGGAGCCGGTTAGCCGAGCGGTTATGAGAAAACGTGAGAACGGCGTTACCTGCGGTAACAGCCGCGCGTTCCTCCACAGTCCCAACACCCGCTTGTACGCCCTTGGGTACGTACGTGTGGGCAACAGGAGTGGTGGCACCATCGTTGATGGTGACAGACGCAATCTGAGGCATGATTATTCCTCTTTATTAACTGGCTACTTTCGTAGCTGGTTTATGAGTGCGAGTAAATCCGCCACTCTGGTTAGGTTAAAAGGGTTATCGACAGCATATATTCTCGGCTTTGGAAAGTCGAAAAGTCTGTCTCTCACAAATATGTGGTACCGTTGCTTGCAACGTCCACAAAACTCGTCGGTGTTAATTTCACCAAAACGAGCTTGTGATATAAACCCGGCTAAAAACCCTAAACCTTCAGGTGCGTCAAGTGCTGAGAGGGTTTTCCCAATAGGGACAAACCAATCCAGCACGAAACTATAGGGAACAAGTTCCCAGGCTACACCGAGTGGATTACCAAGACCGATATTCTTCAGTCTTTGGGCGATTTTGTCGTCCACGGTAACCCATAGAGCACAGGTGTCACGCAAGGTAGTATTGTAACTGCCATTGCGCTTGCGATTAGCATCCTGGGGAAGGTCAATTTGACCACTCCTCGAGGTGACAACTGTGGACTTCGCCGTCATGATAAGTGGCTGGGATGTAACTCCAGCAATAATATCATTAGCGATGTCGTGTAGGTCCCCAATGAGAGGCCGATAACCATAACGCCACTTGAGCCAATTCTGGCCCATGAACTTTATGGGTCGGAGATCCTTGGGAACACGCGATAAACGTCCTTTACGGACATCTTGAAGCACTCGTAAGAGCTTCAACGCGTCGTCCTGAAGCATGGAGGCACTTTTAGCGGCTTCTGCCATAAAAGTGAGAAGCTGAGCTTTTTGATCGTTCAGCTTATCCAGCGCTTGTGTAATCGCCTTTTGACGCCCATCATGGTCAATCTCACGGAAGTTCCATGAGACCCAATATGGATTGTCTTGAGGAGGATTACGGTCGAGCCGGACTCCAATCCATGTATATTCCCACCCGTCCTGCTCGTACGTGTACGAGCCGGGCGTAAAGTCATAGCGGTGACACCTACGAGAATAACTCGTAGGATGTTTCCACATGGCTTGGGTGTTTCCAATTCTAGAAACTACCCCCTTGGTGGTGTATGACTTAACCTGTCCTAAGACAGGGATGCCAGACTGGTGATAAACATCTTGATAGTTTGCACCATCTGACAGACGCTTGCCGATAATAGTAGCGGATTTTGAAGTAAACGTATTATACGTTCCTTCTACGTTCGTACCTATCGGAACAGGCATCAAGTCATCTCCATGGTTTAGGGGGCCTCCGAAAGGAGGGGACTCACGTCCAACTTAG